ATAAAGGTGCGGTCGGTAGGAAACGACCGCCGCAAGCCGAGGACTATTACGGTGTTCATCCCGACATAGTACGGTTTTATCAGGCGTTTGTTTACGAATGTGACAAACGCAATATTAGCGTTAAAGCCTATCAATTTTTACGTAGTGAGGACGAACAAAACCAATTGTACGTTAAAGGCGTAACGAAGGCTAAAGCGGGCCAAAGTCCTCATCAGTTTGGCTGCGCGGTGGATATTATAGATCGCAAAAAAGCATGGAATTTGTCGCGGAAACAATGGGAAATAATGATGTCTATTGGGTATGAAATAGCGCGAAAAAAGAAAATTGCGGTTATCAATGGAGGAGATTGGGGCAAACCAGATCAACCAGTTACTTTTTGGGATCCAGCGCATTGGGAATTGAAAAATTGGCGGGAATACAGGCAAATTATCAATTATTGTAAGAAGCGCAAAATACAACTTAGCGAGGATACAAAAACGAGATTTATGAAACTGGACTACATGATTCAAGTTCATAAGAATCCGAGCAAAAGAAATGTCAAATTAGACAACGAATTTGACTTGGGCAAAGCACGTTAAGACAACGTGCTTTGCCCACCAAACACCATCTTGTTTACACATATGCATCTAGTGACTACAGGACAGGGACAAATGTGCACAATGCCGAGTAGATTGCCGTCGGGAGAAATGGTGGCCTGTAGGACTGGATGCTACCAATGCCGGCAACGAAAATTGGACGATTTAGTTGGAAGAGCATTGGCAGAACAGCAAACTGCAACTCACACGTTTGCTGTTACACTAACTTACAATTCGCGGCAAAAAGCAAAGGCTGTGACTTTGGTTTATACAGACATACAACGTATGTTAAAGCGGTTACGTAACGACGGTTATAATCCGCGCTACATGGTGTCTGGCGAATTTGGATCACTTAAAGGGAGGGCACATTGGCATTTGGTGTTGTTTTTCAAAGGAAAAACACCAATAGACCAAAAAAATGTGACGACTGATAAGTATGAAAAACGGGTAAATTGGAAATATTGGCCCTACGGTTGGGCCTATTTTCAAATACCCGATTCAAAAGGCATGCGATACGTTTTAAAATATGCGCTAAAAAATACGACGAGCGAGACCGCCGTGGGACACTTTGCAATGTCGAAGTATCCGCCGATGGGGGACAAATATTTTGACCAGCTGGTGGATAGGTATTTGGACGCAAAAATTTATCCAAAGGATTGGTTTTATGCGATCCCTTACGAAAAGAAAAAATACTTTATGAATGGGAAGACGCGGGATAGATTTGCTTGGAGAATTGTTACGCGCTGGAAACAACGGTACGATGAGGATTTGGAAGAGATATCGCCGCTGTTGGAAGACTACTTTCAAAACGTAGTGGTGGCCCCAACTTTTGTCTTCGAAGAAGAATCGAAAAGGTTGGCGGCGAAAAACAACGTGAAATATGTGGATGGATGGCCAAAGGTGAAGGGTGACCACTGGACGGATGGGTTGTGGTTTACCGCAACCTATGAAGGTTTACCCGTTTGGCTCTACGAATTTGGAAGCAGAACCGATATTTATACGGAGTCGGGGCAATGGCACGACGTAACAGACGAGCAACGCGAAATAATAAAACGGCACGCAACAGTTTTAGAAAAAGAGCGCTACAGCGACCTATTGGCGCGCCAATTCGTTCAAGAGCGCGACGCACCATAAGGTACGAAAAGCAGGTTGTAGAACCTGCGCCAGTAATGGAGCGGGCACGAAAAAACGATAGTACACGCGTACAGCGTTCAACCCTAATAGGATTGCGTACTATCGGTAAGTGTCAACCGAGACCCGAAAAAACTGGGTCTGGTACGAACATTAAAAAATATGTGCCGTGGTGCGATAGAAAGCGGTAAATTATGCACATGCGGGGGTTCATATAAAACCCAGAGCCTGTGTATAATTTACAGCTAAAATGGAACATTTTAGCCAAAAAAAAGAGTAAAAAATGCACATGCCTACGCTCGTAGGCTTGTGTAGTTTTTTCATTCTGAGAATAAAAAGCGCGCGAGCGAGCGAGCGAGCGCGCGCGTTTACGCGCGCGCTTGCTCGGTCGGGAGCGCAAAAAAAAAATTCCTAACAGGAAAAACAGGGTAAAGGGACTTTACATAATATTCAATGTGTGGTTATAGATAATTTATTACGGTACCACTACATGATGTGCAAACGAAACATGAACAGGGGTGCCTATAGTTCGAAAGTATATATGTAGGTATCAACGAAAGTTGTGTACATAATACATATTATACGTCAAAATTTACTCTGGGTTAAGAAAACCAATGTTAACGAAAGTATTAGTGAGAGAATTAGCGGCACCAATAGCACGCCGAATCGGAACATTTGGTGCTGGTATGCTAACCTCTCTGGGTATCAACTCCGAACAGGTAAATCAACTAGAAACAGCGATAGTGACAGCGGTTTTGATAATAGCGGATTTAACTGTCAGCCATATTAACAGGAAGGGGGGTAAATAATGGACCCAATGACAGCAGCTTTGCTAGCGGGTGGAACCAATATTTTAAGCGGTTTTTTGGGCCGTAAAGCGGCCAAGAAACAACAACAACAGCATTTTGTACAAATGCGAGATGCTGCTACCAGAGCAGGATTTAACCCATTGACTGTGTTAAAGGCAACGCAGGGCGGTAATTATGGCCAGTACGGCCAAATTTTAAGTAGGTCGATTATCGGTGATGGAATAAGTGCGGCTACTAGGGCTTATATGAATACGGTTGAACGAAAAGCCACGTATGCGCACGAGCGAGATTTAGAAGAATTGCGGACAGTTAATCGAATTAGAATAAACAGAGCGAACCAAGACCATATAGCTAAGTTGACTAGGCAGGCGATGCAGCAGGAATACAAAGCGGGTGATATGGTCGTACTTACGGGAAAAGATGGAAAGCCGATTTTAGACAAAGACGGGCAAGTGACGTACGTGCATAAATCAGCGTCGGAAGCGTTGCCAACCTATGTAGCGGTTTATAATCAATTTACGCGAGAATTGTATTGGATGCCTAATCCCGAATTGTCGGATATAGGGCCAATGGAGATGTTGACGTTTTATGCAACACAACCAGCGTTTGCAGCAAATACGGCATCAGGGCAAGGTGCCGAGATGACAATTCCGTTGTCGAAATTTCTTCCGGGGTTTGGAGACATAAACGTAGGTCAACCGGCAAATCCGCGTGGAATACGTATGGATTTGCAGGGGATTAGGCGTGCGGATTGGAATTTATTTTATCCATCGGGCGCGTTGGTTCCGCCTTATTTGAAACGGCAAGGTGATTTGAGAATGCCGGCTGTCGGTCAATGAGGTGTACGAAATGTGCGAAAAGGCGGGCCAAAATAAAACGCTGGATATCGAAAAGACTGAAGAGAAAATAAACCAATTTATCAAACAACTAAGGAGGTTAAAAAATGGCGAATCCAAACCCAGAAGTACCGCTTCAAGCGGTCCAGTTTAATAGAACGCAGAGACCAAGCACGAATAGGTTACTGACGTCGTTTGAAGCCGGAACACTGGTCCCATGTCATGTTGACCATGTTTTACGTGAGGAAAGCGTGACGGGAGCGGTTACGGCGAGCATTCAGATGGCGGAAACGCCTGAACTCGTAACTAATGCGATACACGCAAATATGTATACATACTTTGTGCCGTATTTGGCGGATGAATTTGCTCAATTTAATGGGTCTTTGGAAGAGCTTAATAGGTCGTATGCGAAGCAACCGAGTATTTCAACAGGTTCCGTGATACCGTTTTTCGAAGTAAACAAATATTGGAATGGTAGCGCCGTAGTCAGTGGAACAGCGTCAACGTTTGACACTGATACTTCTCACGGTAGAGCGGAGTTTTACCAAACCCTAGGAATTCATATTGCTGGAAATACCGTCAATAGTAGCTATGTGCAGGCGTATAACGCAAGTACGAATACGATTTATAAAAATCGAAGCGAACAGTTAACATTGCGAAACCCGTTTGACCACACATTGGCTAAATGTTTGTGGCCAAAATCGGGGAACGACATGATAGTCGCTGACTACGATGAGAAACTTATAGCGGGCGAGGTGACACTAAATGGGCTAACTTTTAGTGCGCCTTTGACGTCGACCAGAGCCGAATATAATACGTCGGATATGTCCACGCCAACAAATACTGTTGACGCTACTGCGTCTGGGTATTTGTATAATCCCGCAGCCGATGGAGCTAATATAACTAATGTCGCGGGCAAATTTATTTGGAGCGACATTATGGCTGAATTGACTACGTCGAGCACAGGTGCGGCGACGTTGTCTTTAGCGGATTTTGACAAAGCAAGGAAAACGGCACGGTGGGCGAAATTAAGGTCAGAATTTGCAGGCCGGACTGATGATTGGATAATTGACCAGTTGATGCAGGGCCATACAATGCCGTTAGAGCGATTGAAAGAGCCTATATTGGTAGGTTATTCGGCAGGTGTATTTGGTATGAATCAACGGTACGCGACAGGGTCAGCGTCGGACTTAGACGACAGTCGAACGTTGGGAATAGTCCAAGTTTCCCATCGGGTATCAGTACCGAGGACGGTAACGGGCGGAATTTTGATCACAATGATTTCTTGTGCTCCAGAGCAAATTTGGGAACGCAAAAAGGATTACTTTTTGTACAACGCGGATACTGACAACTTGCCTAACGCTTTGCGAGACCATTTGAGCATTGAAGGCGGGCAAGGAGTTGCGGCTGTAACTAAGGATCATCTTGACGTATTGCACAGCAGTCCAACAGCGGTTTTAGGCTATGCTCCAATTAATCATGAGCATCGCAAAAACGATGTACATATAGGCGGTAAATTTTATCGGCCTGCGAGCGACACAACTTATGTGCAAGACAGGGCCAGATTGTGGTCGAACGAGGTTCAAAACCCGTCGTTAAATACTGATCATTATTTATGCACAACGCTTCATAAAAAAGTGTTTGCGGATCAGGTAGCCGATGGGTTTGAAATGTCGAGCGTATCGGCATTGAGAATGGCCACAAATGTACAATTTGGGCCAATGTTGAAAGAGACCGATACAAGTAGCGATTATGACGCAATTACGGCAATAGCCGACGGTTAAGGCTGGCTAGGCCGTGCGGTGGGGAATCCTCCCTGCCCCACCGCGAAAAAAACAATGTGAAAGGAAAAAATGAAATGAAACATTGGAAGATGGGCGATTTGAATCAATGGCGTCGGTATGCAGGTGAAACGATGGAATTTCCTGTTTATAAGCCTACCAGAATTACTTTTAAAGTCTTTGGAACAGGACGATTTGAGGTCTGGTCGTTGCGAGGGGAAGACTATTCGAAAAAACAGTTGTTAGCTGTTGGAAACGATAGTGTGGAATGGATCGAGATAACGACGGCAGATGATATTGCGGTAGTGGTAGAAGCGCCAAAAAAGGCGGAAATAAGCGTTTGGACGCGCGACAATATGGAGATGGTCGCACCAACTACGCCCGACGAAAGTTTCGCAAATTTAGAGCCACCGGTTTTGGAAAATCCGGATTTGGTTAGAATGCGTAAAATGATGGCGCGCAATGATCAAATATTACAAGAAATCAAAGCGGAAAACCGCAAAGTTGTCCAAGCGGTTGAAAAACCGCCTGGACAACTGACCGTGGATAAAACTGAAACAGAAAAAGAGGTGGAAAACGATGTTGAAGGAGCTGTTTCAGAAACGTCGGACGATTAAATTTCAAATGCCGTTTGTGATAGAGTGCGCAGAAACGTATGAAAA